ACAGGAAAATTATACTGGAGATGGGAATTTTTTAGATATTTTTTTCAATTATTTTCATTAGATATGAAAGAATATGAACAGATTATGTCTGAATGGGTAGAGGAAGTATTAAATTGCAAGGTAGATACAACCCGGTTTTTATTTCATCACATTACCAGTGAGGTAGAAGAAGTATTAAATTGCAAGGTAGATACAACTGATGATGTTAAACAATTACTGGACGATGAGGTAGAAGAAGTATTAAATTGCAAGGTAGATACAACTAACTCAATATTCCCCAGTTTGAATGGAGCGGTAGAAGAAGTATTAAATTACAAGGTAGATACAACTGCACTGCCAACTCTTCCTAGAGGTGATAAGGTAGAAGAAGTATTAAATTGCAAGGTAGATACAACTTGTGTAGAAGGCGTTTTTGGAAAGGGGAAGGTAGAAGAAGTATTAAATTGCAAGGTAGATACAACATATCAATATCTTTTTTCCCATAGGCATCCGGTAGAAGAAGTATTAAATTGCAAGGTAGATACAACGATTACAGAAATCGGTACTGAATATGACTAGGTAGAAGAAGTATTAAATTACGAGGTAGATACAACTACCTATTATCATACCACTTATGGTATCGAGTTAAAAGAATATTAAATTACAAGTTAGAAACAATCTCAGGACAAAATAACAAAATAGATTGTACGGTAAAATAAATATTAGATAACACATATTCAAAATAGTATTGATAATACAATTTTAAATATTGTTTTTAGACATATTTTTAATTTTACGTACATAATACCAAAATTATTTTTTAAGTCAAAGAATCGTCTTAAAATGATTATCTTAAGATTAGTAATAAAGATATTTATTATAAACATATCTGAGATGGAAAATATATTGTCTCTGAATTGGTATATCGAATCTCCAATAGATTTTGAACACAAACAATATCTTTTATTTGCTTACTTACAAAAAGTTGATTCTGATTTTATATTAAAAAAATTATCACCGCATTTACTCCATATGGAAAAAATTATGGATGAATTAATTGGATTTCAATCTTCATTCACAATGATTAAAAAAACATTTGATAAAAATAGATATGTTTATTTTGAAAATGTTAAATTAAAAGGAGAAGATAATTCATTACTTACTGAAATAAGAGAAATTGTGGAATTTTCGTTACCCCAAGTTGAACCAAGAATTAAATTAGGATATAAAATTTTAAAGAAAAATAATCAATTTTTATTTTAGATTAATATTCTTTGTTTTTTTGTAAAATGATAAATTTATCAGAATGGATTGCAAGTTCCCCCAATAGACCATTTAGTAGTTCCGTTAGGGCTGACGTTAATAACTTTAATTTTATCAACACCCATTTTTTTATTGATAGGACCAATGTTTTTAACAAGAGTAGGACCCATTTTAGACGATAAATACCCCCAAGGGAAATCTTCACCTAATTCTTTAATTAATATTTTACCATCCCTTACTTTACCATCACTATTATCATACTTTATAAAAGAATTCATATAATTAGGATTATCAAATTCCTGTCCTTTTCCAAATGTATTATCAAAAGATTTTGATAATCCCCATTTTTTCATTGCAGGTAAAGAATTTATAATCACACTATCAGTATTTTTTAATTTTTTATATTGAGATTCACCAAATTGTGCTGGCAATGCTCCACCTTTATATTTTGCCAAAAGAGAAACACCAACAAAAATTCTATATTCATCTTTTTGAGAACCAGCAAAAATTGGGGTATGTATAGGTTTACCATTATACTCAAAATATATGATATCTGGCATTTCATATGTTTCATACCACAAATAAATTTGGCCTTCCCCTTCTCCTAAATCCCATTCTTGTACTTGTGTAAAATCTTTAGATGATGGTATGACCCCTCCTCCTGTATTTTTTGCAGATACATTACAATTTACAGGAATTATTTTTGTCTCAATATTTTCTTTTTCACCTGAAATTGAAAAAATTAATTTAACATATTGATATTCTGTATATATTGAATTATTAGAACCTAATTTAGGATTCCATTCTGGACCTTGAGCTCCCTTATTTTCAATTTTTGGTACTACACTTTTTGGTATTTTACCATTTATATAGTTTTCAATTTCTTCAGCCCTCAATCTTGATAAATCTCCTGGATTTAATCCAACTCCTGTATTCGGAACTTTAGATTCTGATGATTCTATTATCACCTCAAATTTAGAGTTTAATGGATATTGTTTTACATAATTGTTAATTTGATTTATAGCAGAATCTATTGATATTGTGTTAGTAATTTTATATTGACCACTAGCAAATGTATTTGGTAAATTAAAAGTTATCGGCTTCCCAATTTCAATTTTTTTTGTTACCACCTCTTTTTGTTCTAATATAAGATATTGGTTTTTAGTTGCAGTTTCATGTAAATTAAGAATTCTTAATTTTTCTTTAACACCAATATTCCATGTTTGCTTAATCATTTATATAAACTTTATTATAAATACACTATAAAACCTTATTTGATTTAATAATGTTATCTAATTCTTCTTTGTTTAATTCTATCTTTTTCATAATTATGAATATACAACATTTAACCGAAAAATCAGTTATTTATTATAATAAATAAAAAAAGGGACAATTTCTTGTCCCTTTTAGTGTATTTCATAAGAAATTGATTATCTCAATTCTCTTAAATCAAATGTTCTAACACCATCAACTGTAATTCTACCGTAAAATCTGTTGTTCACCATCTTTTTTGCGTATCTAGTCATGATACCTTTTATTGGTGTAAAGTTAAACGGATTGTACATTGTTGGAGTTAATTGTAGTGGTACATACGGTGCGTAGATGTAACCAGTGTCTAACAAAGAAGTTCCTTTGTGACCCAATAACACTTGGTTAGCTGGGAAGTAAGGGTCTCTGTACACTTGGTAACGACCTGCTAATGTTCCAACTCTTTCAATACCCATGTTGTATTGGTCTTGTTCAGGAGCAGCATTTGATACGTGGAAATATTCCAAATCATCAAAAATTGCACTGATTTCAGAAGAAACAACAATCCAGTTAGCACCACCTCTTAAAGTAGATTTATGGATTTGAGCTGAAATTTGGTTAACCGCAGTAATCAATGTTTGGTTCCAGTCTTTTTGAGTATAAGGAACTGCATTAGTACCTAATCTCTTCCAACCGTTGTAATCCCATCTTAAGTTCCATGCTGCGCCTTTTCTAAGGTCTCTTAAGATTTCTCTATCGATTTCAGCCGCAACTTGTTCAGACAATAGAGCTGTTAATTCAGCTTCAGCGTCAATGTTGTGGAATGCTGCAACGTCTTGTGCCATTTCTGGAGACCATTGTGCTCTTAATTTTCTTTCAGTTACAGAAACTGTTACTGACATAAGGTCAAACGAAACCTCACCAATTCTATCTTCAAATTCTAAATTCTTATAGATTCTATAAGTTGCTGCGAACGCAGTATCAGGTGTTGTCGTTGATGAGAATGTTGAACCAGAATAACCATCTAATGAATTTTGACCAACAGTACAAGGTACTTGTAAATCAACTTCAAGATAAATCTTACCTTCAGCATCACAAATGTTGTCATATTGACCGCCACCTGTTTTACTATTAGGGAATGTAAGTGTTGCATTGTTATTACCATACTGAACAATACCTTTACCATATCTTTGAGTAACAACTCTAAATAAATAAGGATTGTTTACGTTAGCTGCAGTTGTTGGATTTCCAGCAACTCCATAAACTGTTAAATCAGAAAGGAATGCTTCGTTATCCATTGGTTGACCATCAGGACCGATTAATTTACCTGCTCCGTCAGAAGCAAAACCTGACATAACGATTAATACTTTTCTGTAATCAGAAGTTGCATAACCTGAAACAACTAATTGGTCGTATAACCATGCTACTGTAGATACATTTGCAGTGATAGACGAATATTGTCCTTTAGAATAATCAAATAAACCTGGTGGGTCTAATGCTGGTTCATTACCTTCGTAGAACCTATCATAAAGGTCTTTAGTGTTATTATAGTCATAACCGCTGTTTGGTGTTTGGTCTGCAGATGCGTTAGGTGACCCATAAGGTGCATAGTGTTGACCAGTATTCGCCAAATTTGTTGGGTCGGTATACGACTGAATGTTAGGTACAAAATAGAATAATTTACCAATTGGTAAGTTCATTGCTTGTACTGATACGATATCGTTAGCTAAAAGTTTTGAGAAAACTCTTCTTACGATAGGGAAAACCACTGTTTCAAATGCACCTGTATCAGATGTAGATGATGCTTCGTTAATTAAGTAAGACGCTTGGTTTTCATAAAGCTGTGCTACGTTTTCTCTCATGTGACCTTTAAGACCTTCTAGAAATCCTAATTTGTCCCATTTGCTGATTGTGTCTTCTTTGATAACTTTAAGGTGCTTAAGACCGATGTTACCAACAAGACCTGATTCTAATAATGCTCCCATTTTGTTGTTATTTTTTTTTTAATTTATTTTTTAACCCATTTTACTCATTAAATCTTTCATTCTTAAAAATTGAGGATTTTCATAAGTTTTTGATTCGATAAGGGTACTTGATGAACCTGTTGATACATGTTTATTTAATTTGTTTTCAACTGATTCATTGATTGATTTTGTATCTGATTTTGAAAGTTCATCTTTAATTGATTTATAAAGATATTTTGATTCTTTCAAGGTCTCAACTCCATCAAATCTTCTAAGAATATTTATTTTTTCTTTTTTAGTTGTTGAGTGCTCCGTGAACAATCTTGTTGCGTAAGCTAAATTTGAATTGAAGATAGCAACCTCATTAAGTTTTTCTCTGAAAACATTTAATGCTTTTCTATATTCTTCATTTTTTTCTCTCAACGTACTAACTTCATTTTCTAAAGATTCAACTTTAACACCACTATTGCTATAAACATAATTTCTATTATTAGTGATGCCTTTTCTTAAGCCTCTTCCTTCTTTTGAACCGCTTCCGAAAGTTCTTGCGGCTTCTTTGGTTTCTGATTTTTCATAATCTTTGTGACTTTTTGAATCGTCACCTTTTTTACCACCAAAAGCTTCTTTTGTTTCAACCTTTTTAGCATTACCTTCAGCGTTAGGTCCTTTTTTGTATTCGAATTTTGCCTTACCAGTTCCCATAGCTTTTGGAGCCTCTTTTTTATCTTCAGAGAATCCTTTAAAGTTTCCTTTTTTGTATGAGAATTTAGGTCCAGAGCCAATTCCAACGCCTTTAGGTTTAATCTTTTTCTGTGATTTTTTTTGATTGATAGATTCATCTAAATTGTCTTGTTCGTCCATTTCTTCGTCTTGTTCGTCCATTTCTTCGTCTTGTTCGTCCATTTCTTCGTCTTGTTCGTCCATATCTTCTTGCCAGTTTTGTTCGTCCATTTCTTCTTGCCAGTTTTGTTCGTCCATTTCTTCGTCTTGTTCGTCAAATTCAATTTCATAAACAACTTCTTCATCGTCTGAGTCAACATCTTTTTTTAAATCGTTAACATCAACTTTTGAAGTATTGCCATTTGGGCTAAAGATTGCGTCGATTATATCATCAATCGATTCATCTTGTTCGTCATAATTCATGTGATTCATTTCATCCATGTTTATTTGTTCGTCTTCTTCAGATTCACCAAGTTTAACGAGATATTCTGTATCAGCATCATTGTCTGTTAAGTGAATATCGTCACCATCTTTTTTAATGATGATTCCGTCTTTTTCACTCATAGCTTTAAATACTTTAAGAATTGTATCATCGTCTTCATGAGTTAAATCAATTGGACTTTCTTCATCAGAATCAATGTGAGTGTCTGTATCAACATCCATATCATCTTCATTATCAGTATCCATATCAATATCGACATCAGCGTTGTGCGCTTTGTCATCTACATCAATGTCTACATCTGAATCTAAATCAATCTCATTTTCATCGTCTTGCTCAGAAAGAGATTCTTTTACTAATTGGTTGATTTCTTCCTTCATAGTAGAAGCAAGTATTCCTTTTGCATTTTCGGCTATTGCTTCTTCAACTTGTTTCATTTGAATTAGCGCCTCTTGTACTAATGATTTATTCTTTTGCATAGAAATCTATTATTTTAACTAATAAATAGTATCAAAGTGTAAAAAGTTATTATTTTACATGAAAAAGAAATAATTATTATATCAAAATAGCAAAAAAAAAGTGGTCAGATTTGACCACTTTAAATTTTTTAGGATTATTAATCTTCAATAACTTCATCTATTTTACTTTCAGATACTGAAGTTATTCTCCAATCATAGGAAAATACCTCATATTTCTTAGTAACTTTTGCTTCAACATCAGTCACTGAAAATCCTTTTACAAGTTTTTCTTCTTTAATTTTTTTAATTTTTCCAGAATTTTCATCAGGTAAATCATAGGTGACTTTAGCCACAAAATATTTCTCGTTCATAAGTAGATTTTTATTTATCTAAATAATCGGATAATTTTTTCATTAAATCAATAGATTTATCAATAGAATTATTATCAGATAAAGATTCTATCCTATAATTTCTTTTTTCTTCTTCTAAATTTTCTTCATATTTTTCTCTGTCCTCAGGATTTGAAAATAAATAGGCTCCTGGTGTTGATGGAGATGATACTAAGTCAAAACATATTAATTCAAAATCATCTTGTACCTCATTTCTTTCTCCAACTTTTTTTAGTGAACCAACACCTCTTGACGATATTCCTAAAGTAACCCCTTGTCTCATTAAATTTGCCGCTTGGTCTCCTTTAGTTGAAACAATACCTTTTTCATGAAATCCTGGTGATGTTAATAATTTTAATTTACCCATTAAAATATTTCGGTCCCACCATATATCCGTTATCATGTGAGATACTCTATCTAAATCAATTAGTGAAGATTCAGGATGGTTAAGTTCTGAAGTTGATAATCCTTTAGATATTGTTTTTTTATATTTTTCTGATTCTCTTTTTAAGATTCTTTCAGGATAAAATCTTCCATTTCTATTGGCAGTATCATATTTTTGTAAAACAGCGTAAAATTCAAAAGGATTTCTATAATCTAAAGTTGACGCTTCTTTAAGTATATTCGCATTTATTTCATCTTTTGGAGAAACCCATCCTGCATCCATTTCAATTAAAATACCATGCCCAAGTTCATTGGCTTCTAAAATTCTTAATTTTTTCATTGGCTATTTTAGAATAAATATATCAGATAACAATACTTTGTTCATTTATTTGCTTTTTAGTTGTAGAAAAATAAAAATATTCATTATTACTAATGTTATTTTTATGAATGATTTTTATTATTTTTTTAATTGAATCTTTCAATTCTACTGATTTGAAATCAATTTCTCTATTTGCATATAAATTGATTTCTAAATTAAAGAAGGATTTTTTACCGAATGATATTCCACTTGTTCTTAAATCTAAATCAACTATTGTTTGTTCTTTAAATAGTAAATTATCTACCGAATTAAAAACAGAATGTTTTATTTCTCTACTTAAATTACAAACTACACGGTTCCAATTATCGTGTTCAAATTTGGGGTCTACCCATGACTGAATATTAATGTAAACTGATTTTAATTCTTTAGAATCCACTGTACCATAAACAGATTTAATTGTATTAAATAAGTTTAATTTAACACTTTTACCTTTTTTCATTAATTTTCATATTGATAATGTTTATTTTTTTTAAAAAGTAACACTATTTATTCTTAATGTCAAAATTTTTACAAAAATAAGATATTTGTATATATATATATATGATAATTATTGAAATAAAAAATGGCGAAAACATAGAAAAAGCCTTAAAGAATTTAAAATCTAAAGTTATTAAAACTAAACAAAATAAAATTCTTTTTGAAAGAAAAGAGTATGTGAAAGATTCTGTTAAAAACAGAAATAAAATATTAAAGGCAATATACGTTCAGAAACAGAAAAATAGTTAAATAGATTCTTCTAAACTTTTTAACTTTAAAAAGTTAAATTGGTCGAATTTTTCATTTTTAATTCTATCTATTGTTTCGGATAACTTAGTTTTTAATTCAAATTCTTCTTCTTTTTCTAAAATATTTTGAAGTTTACTTATTGTATTTTCACGAATTATTTCAAACTTAGTTTCCAAAGATTGTGAATCTTCAGATATTAATTCTAAAAATTCTTTTTTAGAATTCTCATCCATAGTTTCTATATAATTTCTTAATGTTTGATTTGCAATACTAACCATCGATTTAACAGGAATATTTATAGATTCTTTGATTGTAGTACTACTTGAAGTTAGGACTTTAATAAGATTTTTTTTCGATTGTAATCTTTCTGATAAATTTAATTTATTTAAATAAACAATTGTATCTAAATCGGAATATTTGTTATCTATCTCCTTAGAAATAGTATTTGGAAGCTTGATATTCGGTAATAATTTTTGAATTAAATGTACTCCTTCTTGTAAAAATTCTTTAGCGTCAGATTCTGATAATTCTTGTGGTGAATTTAATTGATTATATAATGAATAAATTTTCGACATAGATTTATTCATTAAAACGTTTTGTTTAAATTCTCTTAATAATTTCTTGAATTCTTTCTCGTCTTTATAAGATTCAAGAAGATTTTTTTCTATTATGGATTTTATTGTTCCGAAGGTCATTGGTATCATTTTCAAATAAATATTACGAGTTTAGTAACTTATCTAATTCTTTTGAAATTTCTCCTAAAGATTCTTGTGCATGACCTAAATCAATGAACTTTGAACCATTTATAAGATTATTTTCTATTAAAATATTTAAATTATCAAATTTAGACTCAGGAGTTATTTCTGCAGGTGACGGTTGAGTTGCGGTTCCACCTTCCTCTTCAGATGGAGCTGGCGGTGAGGATTCTCCTGCTCCGCCAAATGATGATGGTAATGGAGATTCTATTTCTCCTGATGGAGCTCCTTGTTCAGCTGCTGTTGTTGCAGTTGCTCCTGAAGTATTTCCATACAATTTGTCTATATTGTCAAATAAACCTGTTTTAGTGATAACTGTTGGAGTTGCTTTTAATTCCTCACCAACCGCTCTTTCAATTCTTTGTTGTTGTAAATCTAATCGTATCTCATCATCAGACCATCCAAATATATGTTTTTTAGCCCATGTAGACGATGCTGGTTGTATTCCATTTCCAGGGTCAGAAACTAAATCTTTATAAAGAAGAACTTTTTCTTTCCATACGTCAATTTTTAGTAAATCTGCCTGTGTTGATGGGTTTGTTAATCCTAAAGTAAAATTTGATAACTCATCTTCAAAACCTAATAAAAATAAATGTATTATTGCAATTTTATTTAATTCTTGCAACATACTTTTTTGAATTCTATTAATTGTACGAGCAAATCTAATATCCTGTAAAGATAAATTTTTTCCATCACCAACAACTTCTTCAAATCCCAAAAATGCTTTTGGTACACGAAGTGCTGTCAGTAATTTCTTTTGAATATATTCAATATCTGCAATCTCAGATAAATTTGTTGCACCAGGTAAAGTATCAATTGGACTTGGTGCTGCAGGGTCTCTAACAGGAACAAAATAATCTTGGTCTACAGCCATTTGATTAAATCTCATATCCACATTACCTGTTTTACTATCAACAATTTGTTCTCTTTTGAATTTATTTGCAACACGTTGTACGTAAGCCTCAACATCATCATCATTCATGTTTCCAACAAAAACTTTAAAAATTCTTCTTTCAGGTGCTCTTGATGTTCTATAAATTAACATAGCGTCCTCAGATAAAAGAAGTTGTTTCCAAATTCTTCTAGCCTTTTCTAGCATTGATGTTCCGTAAGGTAATTTCCTATCATCACCTAATAAACGAAAGTGAGCAATTTCCCATGATTGAAAAGTCATATTTTTATTTTTCCAATCAAAATGTAAAGCTTTTCTATCTTCTTGTTTTTGAATATCTACAGTTAATTTTTGAAAAGCTCCGACTTCTTTACGCTCAATTTCTATCGTAGGTAATTGTTGACATCCAACAATACCTTTTTCAGGGTCAAGTTTTAGATATACAAAGTTATCACCATACTTACAAGTATTCCTTGTCCACATTGGTAAGTTAGTATTGATATCTAAAGAGTTATTAAATAAATCTGCTAAAACAGATTTAATTCTTTTTGATTCAGAATATATCTGTAATATAAATCCATCTTCGTTTGTTGTTGTAGATTCCTCAGCATATATGTCTAATGCTGCGGATATTTCTGGAGTATATTCCATACTTTCGTAATCATATTGTGATGATAATCTTGATGGTTCATAATATATTGCTTGAGAATATAAGTTATTTTCAACTTTAGCCCATTGATTTGTTAAATAGAAAGTTTGTTGCGCTTGTAGTTTCTCTCTTTCATAATCTTCTTTACTTTTAGTTCTTAAAAGTTCTTTCTTATCAAACTTAAATGTTGGATAATCTTGATTTAATAGAGAATTAGGTCCAAATGTTTTGGATAATCTTTGCCAAACTGTTAAATTATTTTCTCCCATTTTATAATTTTACTTAATACCTTGATAATATAAATAGTTATCTGGCACCAAATAACCATCCATACTTTTGATAATCTTCTTTTGTGGCGCCTTGGTTGAATTGTGAGTTGTTTCCTCCCATTTGAGAAACCGTTGGATTAAAATAATCTGAAGTGTTTTTATTTTCATTTACAACTGTTGCCCATGAATTAATCATTGCTTTTGTATGGTTAACAACCTTTGTTAATGATTGAAATGATTTTTCTGCGACATATATTGCCATCGCTATTGCCATAATACAATCATCATGATGATTTTTTTGATGGTCTGGTCTTCCATTTATATAAACAAAAGTGTTCATTTCATTATATAAACGACTAGAATATATTTTAAACTTATGTCTTATTGCTTCTTCAAGGGATGCAATTATCTGAACTCTTTTATTGTTAAAATTTATACCTGGAATTTTTTCATTAATTTTTGGGTCCCATTTCCATTTATTTGTTGTATCAACATTATCAATATATAATCCTCCTTGATAATTCATTTCTTGTAATTTTCTTGCAGTAGAAACTCCCATTCCTCCGGTTAAATCAACGACACAATATGCGTTATACATTGTTCCCCACTTATAGGCAATCTCTGCAGTTACATCTGGAGGTACTTTTCCGACATATTCAAGGACTTGTTCCCTTGTATCGAAATCTATTATCTCAATACAACTGAAATCCTCAGAATCACCTCTAGATACATCCACACCCATAACATATTTATGCCCATTTTCAGGTTCTTTAAATATCCATAATCCTCCACCCATCATCTTAGCTTGTGGGTCTCTAATTTGAGTTTTTAAAATATTTTGCATCAATTCAGAATCAAATACATTATCACCTGAACCTAAAAAGTTACATTCCAATTCTTGAGCAACTCTTCTCCTATCAAACTTTAATTTTTTAACCATTCCCTCAAACCAAGAAGAACAAGGCTTATATCCTTGTTGCATATAATCTCTAACTATTTGATGGTCTCTTTCATATGGATTATTTGTTGATAAATCAACAACAACATCTTTTGGATAATCTTCCCTGTTTAAAAGATAATGAACTAAATCATTAGTTTTAACCATGTATAAATCTTTAGTATATCTTGGGTCTTTATACCAAAACATTTCAGAGATTTTGAAATCATTCATTCCTCTTAACGATTGGTCATAAATTTCATAATAAATTGGGTCATATCCATTAGGTGTCGACACAACTATAACTTTACCTCCTGTAGATAGTGAGGCCATACAAGCGGACCAGAAATCACTATCAGCCTCAATGTAAGCTGCTTCATCAAATATTAATATTGTTGGGGTATATCCACGAAGAGCATCTTTTGATGTTGCAACCGCTTTAACTTCACAATCATTATTAAGTTTAAAATGTCGAGCAGCATTTTTTTCAGTAGAGAATCCAATACCAACCCACGCTGGCCATTGTTCAGTAAATCCTCTAATTTTATTAGCCATTTCTACCGCAGTATCTAACTTATTGGCAATAATTAGGATTTTTTCTGGTTTTGTTTTTTTGGCAAATGCCACTTTTTTGGATGCCCATGCGGCTGTAACTGTGGAAACACCTGCCTGTCTATATTTTAAAGCTACGTTTTCGTTATATGTATCGTAATCATTAATTAAAGTAATTTGGTCAGGAAAAAGGTCTAACGGAACATATTTTGAAACGGTATTATCGTATGTCTGTAAATAAGTACGAAGTGCGTAGGGTGTGTTCCTCATGCACTTCGTAACTTCTATTATTAATTGTTCTTTATTCACAAAATTTTTATTAAGGCCTTGATATACCAAGACTACCTAAGAAATCATCTAATCCATCATCTTCATCTTCATCACTTTCGATATCATTCTCTTCTTTATATTCTTCAAATTCTTCTTTCATTTGTTTAGCTTCTTTCATAATTTCTTCAAATTTTGAAGTAGCTTTTTTTACTTTAGAAGCGTCTTCAGAAATTGAATTTCCTATGATTTCTAAGAATTCTTTAGCTGGTATTTGATATAATAAAATATGAAACCAGTTTATTAAACCTTTATTCGATTCTTCAAACATTGCATCTGGTAATGCAAATCTAAGTTTTTCTACGATTTCAGGTCCTATTCTTAATTGCATCGGTTCGTTAGATAAAGTATCAACTTGAGCTTGAACTTTTTGTCTCATTCCTGGCTCTTTTGGTAAACCATGTCTACCTTTTGCTTCTTCTAATCCTTTAATTATTTCATGGCATAATATTGGGAAAATTAATCCTGTTGCGGTTATTTTTGTATCAGGAGTTTCTTCTCCACCGCCATCTCCATCTTCTTCTCCATCATCACCTGTATCACTTAATTCTACCTTACCAGCAACTCCTTGACCTGTTTGACTCATCATTTCAATCATTTGCTCCATACTAAAATACATGAAATCATTAATTGCCATTATGCCTAAATAATCCCTATAAAGAGAAGGGTCAATAGCGTCTAATTTTGCTTTTATATCAGGTTTTTGAAAAAGATAATGACCTTTTTTAGCGGCCCCTTGAATAATTGCATTTATAATATTTCTTTTATGCTTTTCTAATTCTAATTCTTCTTCATGTGTTAAATCTTCAACATCAAATGATGGGATTTGAAGATTTTCTTCTTCTTCTTCTTCGTCATTTTCTTCATCTTCAGGTTCCTCAGGATTAAATCTAAAGTTTGAAGCATTTGGCATACCTAAATTAGCTTCAATCTCATACCATCCTTCAGGTACTTCTGATTCTTCTAAAGACGATTCAATCGCCAATTGTTCAAGCTCTTCTTTATGAGCACTTTCAATCCTCATAATATTTGGAAGTTTTCTCATCATTTCTTGATAAACCATTCCTTGAACTTGTTTTGAGCTAAGGTTTTCAATTCCTGTAACTTGTCTCAATTTATCCGCAACTTTTTTAAATCTTGAACTAACTAATCTTTGAACGTCAGCAGTTCCTTTTCTCATTGCAGGATTAGTTGCATATAAATTTTCAGGACTTCCCAACTTTCTTTCTAAATTTGGGTCCATTCTTTCTGGAGTATTACCGTAATCTATTTGTTCTTTTAATTTTTTTGCCATGATTATTTTTCTAATAATTTTATTATAACGTCTATTACTTCTTCTTTAGCCTTTTCAGGTGAAACTTTTTTTGCCTTTGGTGAAGGATTTTCACCAGGGTTAGGGTTTTTACCAGGATGTGCTGGTCTTGGTTTTGGTGGTGTTTTAGTACCAGGAGTTTTTGTTGGTGCTGGTTTTGTTGGAGCAGTTAGAGGACTATTCTCTCCAACTTCTTTTTTATATTTTGCCTTTGGTGAAGGATTTTCACCAGGGTTAGGGTTTTTACCAGGATGTGCTGGTCTTGGTTTTGGTGGTGTTTTAGTACCAGGAGTTTTTGTTGGTGCTGGTTTTGTTGTCGGTGCTGTTGCGGGACTATTCTCTCCAACTTCTTTTTTAACTTTAGGACTTGATTTTGTCCCAAAATTAGATTGAATATGTTTTGTTGCAAAATTTTCTCCCTCACTGAGATATTTCATTAAATCTCCTTTTGTTATTTTTGGTGGTAAATTCCTTTCAACAATTTTCATAATTTCATTTTCAAGAAACAAAGATACAGGATTTTTTCCTTCTTTTAATTGTTTTTTTACAGATTGAACGCATCTTTCAAATTTCCTTGTTTTTTTAGGACCTACCTGAGCGTGACATATTGCCCAAGGATTCGGTTCACCTTTTTTATATTTTTTTTCTTCCATCATTCCCATACCATCATCATCATCTCCAAATCCATCATCAGATGATGGACCAACTTGATGTGAAGATTGAGTTTCTTTGTCCTTATTAGGGTCATCAGAAACTTCAACATCTTCATCCATTTCTTGTTCAGTTGTTGGAGTAATGGTTGTTTTTCCTCCTACATTTGATACGGAAACACCTCCAACAGTTGTTTGAGAACCTGAAGGTAATACAATTTGTTTAACACTTTTATTAATAACCTGAGGTTGTGGTTGTTCGTTAAATAATTTTGAATGCAAAATGTTAATTTGGGATTCATTTAATTTCAATACAGTTTTTGAAGATAATCCTTTTTCGATTAATTCCAAAGATTTAATGTTAATTTTCATATACTACTTTTTTTTCAAATTCCAAGATTAAATCTCTTTCGTAGAGAATATCTTTTATTTTTTGTTCTGAATCTCCAAATCTAAAAACCAATCTTTTTTGTTTTTCAAATTCTTCAGATTCCCATGCCAAAGCAACAATACCATCCATTGAATCTATCATACAAAAAAAATCGGAGTTCTGAATCAATTCCAATTTTATATCAGTATTTTTCAGAACTCCTACCTTTTTAATAAATTTTAATTCGGGCGGAACAGGATAACCATTTGAAGGTTTACTTTCCCATAAATCACCCCACACATCCAAATCATTAGAGAAAATAAACTCGTAAATGTTATCTCCTTTATAATTAGGACCTAAACCATTGACGAATATTAAATAACTCATAGTACGAATCCTTCAGGTGATATTTTAATTTGTTTACCGTTATTTTCAAAAACCAAATTATCTTTATTAGTTTTTCCAATTAATTTAAAATTAATATTTTCTTCTAAAAATTTCTTGGAAGCCAGTTCTTGTTCAATAGTTTCAGTTAATTTAATAACAGATTCCATTTTCTTTTTGATATCTGATTTTGTTTTTAATGTTTGTTTTACTTTTCTTTCTTTATTTTCTCTTAATTCACTTTTTGATACTTCAAAGTATTTTGAAATGACTTTATCAACTTTTGATTCCTTAAATATGTGGTCAAAAATTGCACCGTGTCCAGACTCTTCCATCTCACTTTCAGAAGGAACATCCATATCTGATTGAATATCTTCAACTTCTGAATCATCAGTCATATCTTTTCCACCCATATCATCGGAACTTAAATCTTTTGTTTTATCTTCTTCAAATTTTGATAAAATATCTTCTTTATCTTCTTCAGAAAGATTTGTTAAATCTAAAGATGATAATACCATATTAATAACGTATTTAATATCTTCAGAAGTCATACCTTCTTGAGTATCTAAAACTCTTATTTTTTGAGTTAATTTTCCTGTAAGTTTTTGGATTGTTTTAAATGAAACTTGACCATCTTCACCTTCTTCATGTGACATATCATCTTTAGGTTCCATATCATCTTCTGGAGTCATGTCTACATCTCCTTCAGGAGCAATATCATCTTCAGGTCCCATTTCTTCTTCAGGAGATACGTCTCCTTCAGGAGCCATATCACCATTAGGTGATGGGGGCAAAGATGGTGCCGGAACTGGTGGAGGTGCTGAAGGGACTTCAGCTTCAGGTGCTGGAGCTGAAATTGGTTTTGGAGTTTTTAAAGTAAATCTTTTTTGCTCTCCATATAATGAAACACCTTCTTCATTTTCATTTATTCTATTTAATTCTCCAGCAACAAGATTAAGTCTCTTAAATGCTTGAGAATAAGAAGAATAATATTTTCTATTTTTTATTGGTTCAATATATTCAGTTTCTGATTCGGAGATTGTTTTTTTAATAATATAACCTTGTCTTTCTTTTACAATTTCATATTTGTTCATATCCGCAAGAGTAATTGAATATTCTGAACGAGATGTTTCATTAATATTATTTGGAGTTTTCTCGTTGTAACGAGCAATTTCCATAATCCTTTTTATTTTATTTTGTCCTGTGAGTTTTTCACTTCCAAGTGGTTTTAAATCTGCCATATTTTGATTTATTTATATTTTTTAATTATTTAATCCGTTAAATCCTCCTAACGCTACTGAGTTATCTTGAATTATTGGAATATTACCATTTTGATTACTATAAATAGCATGAGGTACATTTCCTAAACTAGAATTCCATGTTCCTCCACTATATGAACCTTCAATTTCATTCGTATAAGCATATTGTTGATTTACAGAAAGTCCTGTCCAGTTAGGAGTAATTGAAGGGGTTGGTGTATTAGTTGGAGTTATTGATGGTGTTTTTGTATTTGTTGGTGTCGGAGTTTTAGTTGAAGTTATTGCAGGAGTACCTGTATTTGTTGGAGTTGATGTGTTAGTTGGGGTATTGGTAGGAGTTTTAGTTTGTGTTGGTGTAACTGTTGAAGTTTTTGTTGGTGTATTTGTTGGTGTATTAGTTAATGTTTTAGTTGGTGTATTGGTAGGAGTTTTAGTTTGTGTTGGTGTATTGGTAGGAGTTTTAGTTTGTGTTGGTGTATTAGTTGGTGTAACACTTGAAGTAACTGAAGGTGTTGGTGTATTAGTTGGTGTAACACTTGAAGTAACTGAAGGTGTCGGAGTTGGTAATGGACATGACCCAATTGAGATAAATGTCCCATTCCCTGAAACTATTATAATTTCTTTTGCACAAGTAGTTAAAGTTTGACCTGCTTGTACTGTTACTGTAAATCCAAATCCATTACAATTTTTTCCAACAAAAGAAGTATCTCCTGAGCCGCCATATAATTCATATGTTTTACATACTCCAGGAGTATTTGAAGGTGTTGGTGTATTAGTTGGGGTTACCGTAGGTGTTTTTGTATTTGTTGGTGTATTAGTTGGGGTTACCGTAGGTGTTTTTGTATTTGTTGGTGTATTAGTTGGGGTTACCGTAGGTGTTTTTGTATTTGTTGGGGTTGGGGTTGGTGTTGTTGCATTTTCACACGTAATACAATTAGTGTAGTTTGACGAAATTGTTCCAACTCCATCAGTAGGTGATGTACTACCAGAAATTATTGTATAACAACCATCTTCTGATGCACCTGTAAAATTTATGTAATACACACCATTTAGTGTGACTGCTGAAAATCCATCAGCAACTAATGTTGTTAAATTTGTACAACCAGAAATATAATAAATTGCCATCTATTTTTCTTTATAAATATATGATTAATGGTAAATAGTTCTAATATTTTGATTATGCAAGACTAGCTATTTTTGGAGAAGACCCCAAATTATAAGAATTTACTACTTTTGAAACTAAATCTCCAGTTCCCCATGTGAATAAACATTCGCATTTTGCTATCTCAGATGCTCCAATATCATTCTTAAGTCCATTAACAATACAATCGTATCTATTATTTTTTAATGTTTTAATTGTGGCACTAAGACCATCTTCAATTGTTAAATAATTTTTTACACCATCTTTGTTAAAATTTGTCGACCCTGGTAGAATATATGTAGTATTAAATGGATTATATTTTCCTGCCTTTCCTTCAGCTTGTCTCCAAGCGTATAAAAATTTTAAATTTTCGTTTGATGCTGGAGCTCCAAGTATTTCTAATATTTTTTTATAAAAATTTTCATCAGTAGTTCCTGCAACATCAAATTCTCTTTCAGTTTTTATTTTTCCTAAATCAGAATCTTTAAAGTTTTTCATTGTCATTATAGCAACAATTGTTTTTAAATCATTTGTTGATATTACTCCTGTAGCAGGCAATTGACTACTTTCTTGAAACTTTTTTGTTGCTATTTCCGTCTCAGGGCCAAATTTACCATCAACACCCCATTTTGGTAATGAAAAACCTAAAAATTGTAATGCGGTTTGTATTTGTTTAACATCTTCAGAATAAGGTATTTTTAAACCCGGAGTATATTCATATTTTCTACCTTCTTCTGTTATATTTTTTAATTTTTTTAAAAATTTAGATTCGTCAAATATTTTTAAAAATTCTTCTATTTTATTAGAAATATCTTCAAATTGCTCATCTAAAGTTTTTTCAACTGAAAGTTCTTTATCCATAACTTTATTTGCCATATCAAAAAGTTTTTCAATATGACCTGACCTTCTTAAAAATTTAAATACGAGATTTTCATATGATAATTCACCATCTTTTTCTAATCCTGATTTTCTATATTCTTTTAACTTATCTTTTAAAGTATCTAATATTTTTTTATCATCTTTAATTTTATGTGTTTCAAATGCCTTATCTATTTTTTCTGTCCAGTTTTTAATTTTTTTCTCTAATATTGATTTATCAATTTCATTTTTAAATTTCTTTGGCTTGTTTATCCATTCATTATTCATGATAGAATAAACTCCAGAACTATAGTGTGGTTCTTCTGTATCTTGAGCATATAATTCAACATCATACCCAAAAATTCTAATATCATGTTTATCATTAAAAATTTGTTTTTTTAAATTATACAATTCTTTATATAATTCAGCATCTTTTCCATGATGTTCTAAATTAACATAAACATGTAAATCAAAATCAGAATATTCTGACCAATTAAAATTTGATAATGAACCTGTAAGAACAATATCTTCAACAAAAACATCTTCACCCAAATAATCAACAAATTCTTCTGCAATACGCATAAGAGCCTTTCTAACTTTTGGCAACATAGTTGCCTTTTCTGGATTTTCTGGATTTTCCCATACTTTGGGATTTAATGTTTTTTTAACTGAGAAGCTATTAAGAATTTTTTGAAATTTGTTCATAATGTATAAATACCTCGATATCTATAGTTTTTTATATGAATATTTTTTTGAAATCTCAGATGTAAAAAATTTTCCTTGCGATTCTGCTTTTCTAAATTGAGTATAAATTTTGTGAGGAATATTATCATACTCATATTTTAAACCATTATTAAATTCTGCAATTAATTTTTTGGTTTCTGTATCATATTCTGTTTTTTTAATATTAGACGATTTTATTTCATTAATAATCTTCGTCCCCTTGATTTCTTCTTTGGTTATTGCCATCGCTTAAAGGTGTTAGTTTATCTATTTTAGATAGTAATGTCCTGATATAGTTTGTAAATTCATTCCATTCTATATCAAAACCATAATCTTTTATTTGTTGTAGTAAAGCTTTTTGAGTATCACCAAATCTATGAAATAGATTCATCATTTTATCGGTATATATAGGAGGTTTTTCCAAATCTTTTTCACTAAATTCAAGTTCTTGAAAATGTTGTCTTAATTCAAGATAAATGTCCAATAATTCTCTTAACCCTAAAGAGTAATTCATGAATTTTTCAAATGGTTTCATATTTAATAAATATGGATATTTTACAATTAATTAGAGAAGAATTAAAGGAACTTAGTACAATCAAAAAAAAAAGATATGGCCGAGGAATGGAACATATTATTTATCCCTATAGAAATAATCCTAATAGGTTATTTAAAATTGGAGAAAAAGAAATAGTAGAACAGTGGGTAAAAATATTTCGTTCAAATCCTGATATTTTTCCTAAAATATTTAGAGTTGGTAAAATTTCAGACCCTAATGATAGAAAAAATGAGGGGTATTATGTTGAAGTAGAAAAACTTAATACAGATAAAGCGATAAAAGAATGGGAACAATTAGAAGATAAATTAGAGGAAGCTGGAATTACAGATTTTGAAGATGGCGCTTTTGGACGTGATATTACAGATATCTACACCAATTATGAGAATGACCAAAAAACAATTACTTATATCGCTACTAAGTTAAAAGAATACGATTCTAACGCCTATAATTTATTTATTAAATGGTTTAAATTATTTAAAGAATGTCAAAAATCAATTGAAAATATTGTTGGTCATAGAACTCTTGTTGATGCTCATAAATATAATTTTGGTTATGGCTCTGATGGTAAATTAAAATGTTTAGATATATAAAAAAACCCTCCGTTTGGAGGGTTTTAAATTTTAAAGAAGATTAATTCTTTTTTTAACTGCCTTTTTATAATTCGGGACAAAAACAGTAAGTATTCCATCTTCAATTGTTGCTTCAATAGTTGATTCATTATAATCACCACCAATTTTAAATTGTTTTGAAATTGATTTTGTCATATCCTCACCATTGAGTTTATACGTTCTTTTTCCTTCAATAATAAGGATACCACCTTCAATGCCTACCTTTAGGTTAGATTTATTAAACCCTGGAGTTTCAAAAAAAAGATATGAACCATCCTTTGTTTGATTTATCTCATACGGTTCCTCAGAAGTTGATTTTGTTATGATTGATGACCAAAAGGGCTCTCGATAAGAATTATAAAAATTCTCTAAAAAATTGTTTAAATTTGAACTGCTGTAAATCATAATTTTTTGTTTTTAATTTAAAGTTTATTATTTATAATTGAAGATATCAACTTTAATACCAATAAACTATTTCTGTCAATTTGTTAGTTGGTAACTAAATTATATGTCAGTATGACATAATAAAAAAAATATTACGACAATTTGTCGAATTAGTTGTTTATGTTCAAAATTTGATACACCTTTGTTAAAATAATTAAAATATGAATGAACTTATGGATGACGATGATAAAATGATGAGTAAAAAACAAAAAAATTCATCTGAAAGCAACACACCTGTATTGGACAATTTCAGTAGAGATTTAATTAAACTTGCCGAAGCAGGAAAATTAGACCCTGTTATTGGTAGAGAAAGAGAAATTCTAAGAATTGCTCAAATCTTATCAAGAAGAAAAAAGAACAACCCAATTATTGTTGGTGAACCTGGTTGTGGTAAAACGGCAATTGTTGAAGGATTGGCGATTAAAATATTTAAAGGAGAATGTCCTAAAAATCTTTTGGATAAAAGAATTGTGAATCTTGATTTAACTTCAGTTGTTGCTGGAACAAAATACCGTGGGCAATTTGAAGAAAGATTGAAGGTTATTATGGAAGAATTACAATCAAATCCAAACATCATCGTTTTTATTGATGAAATTCACACATTAGTTGGTTCTGGAAATGCTTCAGGTTCTATGGATGGTTCTAATATTTTTAAACCAGCACTTTCACGAGGAGAACTTCAATGTATCGGAGCAACTACACTCGATGAATTCAGAAAAAATATCGAAAAAGATGGAGCTTTAGAAAGAAGATTTCAAAAAGTTATAGTTGAACCATCTAGCGTTGTTGAAACAATTCAAATACTTAAAAATGTTAGAGATAAATATGAGGATTTTCATAAAGTATCTTATAGTGATGAAATTATTGAAACTTGTGTAAAATTAGCGGATAGATATATCACTGATAGAGAATTTCCTGATAAAGCATTTGATATTCTTGATGAAGTTGGAGCTCGTATGCAAACAGAAGTTAAAGTTCCTGAAATAATTGAAGACCTTAAGAAAAAAGCTGCGGAAATTAGACAACAAAAAATAGATGTTGTTAAGAAACAAAATTATGAACATGCCGCAGAGCTTAGAGACAAAGAAAAAAAATTGATAACAAAACTTGAATTTGAAAAGAAAAAATTTGAGGACGACTTATCAAAAGACAAACAAAAAATTTCTTTAGATGATGTTTATGATGTTGTATCCAATATGACTAAAATACCCGTGAACAAAATGAGTGTGGATGATAACAAAGCATTATTAAATTTGGATAAAGTACTCATGGATAGAATAATTGGTCAAGATGAGGCCGTTTTAAAAATTGTCAAATCAATTCGTAGAAATAGACTTGGGATTAAAGACCCAAATAAACCAATTGGTTCCTTTATATTTTTAGGTTCGACAGGTATAGGTAAAACACATTTGGCAAAAGAATTGGCCAAAGAAATGTTTGGTAGTGAGGATTCTCTTATTCGTGTTGATATGAGTGAATATCAAGAAAAACATACTGTATCTAAATTAGTTGGAGCCCCTCCAGGTTATGTTGGATATGAAGAAGGTGGATTCTTAACCGAAAAAGTTAAAAATAAACCATACTCAGTTATATTATTTGATGAAGTTGAAAAAGCCCATAAAGATGTTTTTACTATTCTTCTTCAAATTCTTGATGATGGTCACGCAACGGATAGTTTAGGTAGAAAAATTAATTTTAAAAATACTCTTATAATTTTGACATCAAATTTAGGGGCAAAAAAACTTCAAGATTTTGGAACAGGTATTGGGTTTTCTAACAATATCTATAGTAATGAAGAAGCGAAAAAACAACTTCTAATGAAAGAGATGAAAAACTTTTTCTCTCCTGAATTTATCAATCGTATTGATGATACAATAATTTTTAATTCATTATCTTCAGATAATATTAAAAAAATTGCTGATATTGAATTGAAAAAATTGGTATATCGTCTTGGTGAAATGAAATATAAAATTTCATATGATGAAACATTAGTTGATTATTTAGCTAAAGTTGGATTTGATGAGGTATACGGTGCAAGACCTCTAAAAAGGGCGATTCAAGATAAAATAGAAGATTTATTATCTGAAGAAGTTCTTCTTGGAAAAATGGAAGAAAACAAATCTTATCAAATAAAAATAGATGGAGATATTGTTAAAATACAAAAAAAAGGACGATAAGTCCTTTTTTTTAAAAATTTTACAGAAGGAACTAATATTTGTATTTGTACTTCAAATAATTTACCTACATCTCCTGATGGAGGTACTGGTACTTTACCAGGTGGAGGATATGTTTGTCCTTAATTTTAAATATTTTTTTTGTGTTATAATTTTTAAAAAAAAAACCTTTACAGAAATGTAAGGGTTTTTTTATTTACAATTAATGAAATATTTAATTAAAAAAGTTTTATTAGAAATCATAACAAATAAAGAATCAATTTGTTACAAATGTTGATGGTCATGGTACATATCTGATAATAAAAAAATATTTAGATAAATTAGAGAATTTTATTTAAAAAAGATTCCCGCTTCCCAAATTATATTTTTTTGATTCTTTATAATGCAATTTATATCCAAGTTTTTCAATCATTTTTTTACCTATATTAATACCGTTGAAAACATCTTCAACAACAACATATTCATTTTTTGTATGATAATCGTAATATCCTATTGAAAAATTAATACAAGAAAAATTAAATTGATTTCTTAAAGCATATACATCAGTATAAGGATGTACCATATATTTCATATCTTCTTTAATCATTCCTTCAGATAAAGCTTCATCACATGATTTGAAAAAATCGCTATTTCTATCAAACAATATTTGGCCAAAACATTTCTCAGTTATCATCCAATTTTCGGGAGCGTCAAATTGAATACCGTATCCTACATTCATAAAAAATGATGGGTCCGCTTGTTTTGAACCATGGCATCCTGTTTCTTCTGAAACAAAAAATGCAGCTTTTAAATAAGGTAATTCTTTTAATAAAGCAATGCAAGCAAATACACCACATTTATCGTCTCCTCCAATACCTGTTGGTAATCCCAAATTGTTATATCCTTTTAATGAAAGTTTTAATTCATTTTGAGCATTATATAATTCTTCTTCAACAACATTAATTTCATTTAACCCATGTACAGTATCGGTATGAGATATTACGCAAGGAAAATAAAAATCATCAGAAACTTCGTTTTCTTGTTTGGTTGCATATACATTTCCATGAATATCAACATAATAAGGTATATTATTTTTGGACAACCAATTTTCCAAAAATAAAATCATTTTTTCTTCTTTATAAGTTGCAGTTGGAACTGATAATACCTCTTTAAGTAATTGTAAATCTTGTATCATAAATACAAATATAATAAAAGTATTTTAATCTTCCAAATCAAATAATTCTGGTTGGTAGAGTAAGTTATTAAAATTTTCTTCAGATACTTCTATCTTTTTGTACCCTTTTGTTTTATGAAATATTGAAACTATTATTTTCATATTATTTTTATCAAATCCTTCTATTCGAAATTGAACTTCTTTATCTTTAGGTAAGTCATGCCATGTTTTGCCTTCAAATTTTGATATAACTCTATTTCTAAATCCTAAAAATTCTTGAATATTAGTGTCATCTTCGAGTTTTTCCATAATTGAATCTAATTCTCGTTCAACAGACCCATTAAATCCTTCAGAATCAAAATTTTTATCGTTTTGGAATTCATATACATTATCATACCACCCAGCAATTCTATCACCTCCTTTATATTCTGCAATTTTTTTAAACAAAGATATTGCATCCATATTATTTAAATCTAAAAATGATGACCACATTAATAAATTTGCAGGAGTAGTTTGAATTTCTTCATAATATTTATGGATTTTAAATCCAATTGATTTTAAAAAAGATTCTATATCGGAGTTAGTAGTATTTTGGGCTGTCGTTAACATTTCATTTTCTTTTTCTGACTGATAATAACCAAGAATATTACTAATTTCTCTTTCAAATAAAGAATCTAATGTATCCGCTAATTTAACTCTATATTCATCACTATCATTAAAACTTTCTTCAGGAATTATTATTGAAGCAATTTTTATTAATTTTTCATAATTTTCAGGACTAAAATGTCCAAATGGAATGTAACCTGATTTAAACTCATCATTAATCGAATATGAATCTAAAAATTCATAAGTACCATAATAACTATTTATTGCATCAATAAACCAAATATCATTATCTGACAAATCTAATGATTCAAAAAATGATTTATCTTCACCAAAGTCGATTACAACAATACTTTGACCCAAAGGGTCCCTTGTTTTAACTTCAAGGATTGCATCATCTGAATTTTCTAAATCCCTAGCATCTATTTTACCTTTAGCAAAATCACGTAAAGCTTTAATAAATTCTGTGGAACCAGCTAATTCATTAATTAAATCACTTTGATTTGGAAAGGATTTCATCAAATCATTTAACGTTATTTGTTTATCATTTGCAGCATAAACCTCATTAGTTTTTTCGTGTGTGTTTCTAAATAATGCGATTTTTAATCCTGTATTTTTATTTATAAAATAATATAATAAACCATCTTTACTATATTGGTTAAAATAACTTGAGGTTCCTTTACTTGTTGTACACCATTTTGTATTTGAACCATAATAACATGAAGATTCGTATGATTTTGGTCTTATAACTAAAACTTCATCATCTTCATATAATTTATCGGCTTGAGATTTTGCTTCTTTCTCTTTTTCTTTTTCACTTTTCTTACTATTAATAATTGATATTAAATATTTAATAAATGTTGGGTCTTTATATTGAGTAATATCTTTTGGGTGGTCGGAAATTCCTGTTATATTTGGAGGAGTTTCATGAACTGATTCTCTATATTTTGTTTCGGCTTCCCACACATCATCTTCTGTAATTCTATTGAAATTTTCATTAAACCATGGTATTATAACACTAAATAAATCATATATCGCATTACTTTGTTGTATATTTAAACCTCCTTTATTACCAGCAAGATTAGGAATTAATTTTTCAAGATTTTTACTAATATAATCAACATATTTATATCCTGTTGAGTCAACACTTAACATTCGGTCAATAAATGGACCATCATATTCAAACTTTTGTTTTAATATTTTTGCAGCCTCTTCTTTTTTTCCTTCTATTAGTATCAAAATAGTTTTTTATATAAATATTCTTTTTGTTTCAAATTTCAATATTTATTTGTATGTTTGTAAAAGTTCTTTAACATATGGGGGTGAAGGGTATCGATTTCAGGTATCAGGAGTAAGTTGCAAGTAGTCGGATATCATCTACGACTTTAATTATTGGTGGTAAACATAACAGACGCAACTTTTGCGAAAATGGCTACTCTTGGTTTAACTAGAGAAGCTGTTGTTGTTGGTGCTTAATCACACAGAACAACTACGAGTCGGTTAGGACATATACTCAGGAACAGAAGTCCGTTATACGGGTCACAGGTCAGAGCTCGTTTAAAATAACTCTGAGACCAAGTTGTTTGTAGATTGGTTTCTCACTTATATCAAATCTAATATTTCGTAACATTTAGAACAAATGTTGTACTAAACTTGTAGTAATTTATTGTTGAGCAGGAAAGACGCGGGTTAAATCGAGCCCCTTTCAATAGAAATATTGATTGAAAAATCGGATGAATTCAGGGAAAACTCCAACTATGGAACAATCCTGAGCCAAGCTTCGTAGGAAGAAGAAGGTGCAGAGACTAATGGGTAATAGACGCTTCTATTGTAAAACCATCAAGAGCGTCCGACATCTGAAAAGATGATGAGATAGTCCAAAAAATGTCGATTCCCGCCACCTCCACACTTTGACTTTTTTGAGTTTTCGACATATTAATAAATATGTCGAACTCAATTAAGTTAAAAAAATTTCACTTAATTTACAAAACTACTAATTGACTTAATAATAAATTTTATTATGTTTATTTAAACAGGTGACGACTGTGGTTAAATCCCACGGTATATGAATCCCAAAAATACTGTTTTGATTCGCGATATTACAGCAGTGAGGGTAGAATTACTAATAAGATAGTTTAGCTAACTAAAAACTAAAAGTAATCACCAAGTAAAATTGGTCATGATGCATAATGGTTGCAAAAAACCTGTTTTTTAATAAAAAAAATAAATATGTATAAAAATAACATATGAAAAAAATATTAATTTTAATTTTCTTAGTTCCTATTTTGTTATTTGGGCAGTCTTCCTCTTGGAGGAATCATTCAAACTCATCTCCGAATTATAATTCACAGATAACGCCAAATAATAATTCACGACAAAATAATATAAGTAACTGGAGAAATTCACCACCAAGAAATAATAGTTATGTAACGACCAATCCAAGACCGTCACAATATTATGGCCGTGAAAATTATTATAACCATCGTTACCCTTATTACGATAGATGGTATTATTGGGGAGCACCATCATTTGGGTATAATTATTGGACTCCAGGATATTATTATAATAATTGGGGTTATAGAGAACCTTATCGTATTTATTATTACGAAAATAATACTGTAGATACAGTAAAAGGAGAACAAATACATTTCTCTTTTGGTATTCAAGGAACTACTGATAATCAAATTGGTGGATGGGTCACTATTGGTAATAGAGGGTATTTTATAATGGAATATTCCTCAACAAATAAAAGAGATAATTCCACTTATTTTGAAAATGGAACTTTATCTCAAGTTGATTTTCCATTAGTTAGTGATTTAAAAAATGTAAATTCTTTTTACATCGGAGGTGGTAAAAAAATTAAAAGGACTGGTTTTCATGTAATGTTAGGTGTTGTTAATGAGATTGTTAAATATAGAGGAATTGATGATATAGGATATATTACATTTCCAAAATATGATAACTCATTTATTTCTGCCAAATTTGGTATATTACATGATTTTAAAAATGTAACAACAAAAATTGATTATGAACCGACATTAAAAAATCTTTCATTTGGTATTGGTGTAAATTTTTGATAAAATCATAAATTAGGTTTTGTAATTCAACGGATAGAATGACAGATTTCTAATCTGTATATAGAGGTTCGATTCCTCTCAAGACCACAAAGGAAAGTATTAAACTTCCCTTTCTAATATATATGAATTCGTGTTCATTTTATTATGAGAAGGTATAAAAGAAAAAATATTCAAATAAATCTGATTTTTATAAGAAAGGAAAACTCAAGGTCTTTTAGATAATTTTCTGAAATAAATATATAATCCAAAAAATAATCCCGCAACACAATACAAAACGAAGTTCGCTCTCCATAAACTTCCTGTCCATAATATTAGAGAATACTGAACAATATCGAACCCAAAAGGATTGAAAAATAATGCCAACATTAAAAACATTTGTGATAAATTGCTTCGAAAAGCTTTTTGCCACGTAAACTTGTTTCTCTTCATCCTTCATTTGTTAAAATTTAAAATTTATGTCTGATTGACTTTGGAATTTTAAATATAAATAGTGTATCTTTGTGATATAATAAAAAAAGATGAAAGTATTATTTTTAGACCACGATAGCGTGATTTGTTTGTCCTCAGAATGGGGTTCCCGTCACAAAAAGCAAAAAAAATGGGGTGGAAGAAAAATATCCATGACTCTTTTAGAAATGCCAGTTCAATATAGATTTGATGACTTTAATAAAAAAGCAATTAAAATTTTAAATGAAATATTAAAAGAGACAAATTGTGAAATTGTTATTAGTTCAGATTGGAGACTATGGGCTAATATAGAAGAAATGGGTGACTATTATGAATCACATGGAATTATTAAAAAACCAGTTGCATTTACACCTACATTAGGTTCTTGTGATTGGTATGATACAAATACTTTTCCATGGCACGAAAATTGGGACTTAGAACAATCAAGAACAATTGAGATTAAACAATATTTAATTGACCATCCTGAAATAACAAATTGGGTCGCTGTCGATGATTTAAATATGGGTAAAACAGGTTTATATCATTCTATGGAATTTGAACATGAATGGGGGTTAGATAATTTTGTACATATCACAAAAGATAATGAAGGAATTAAACAAACAAATATCAAAGAAACTATTGTTAAAATGTTAAATAAATAAAATTAATTTGATGGTACTTAAAAATATTGTATATTTATAAAATAAAGCCCTTTAAGCATTGATGGCGATGCACATGACTTGTAATCATGATAAATCGGTTCGATTCCGGTCGGGGGCTCATAAAATCGTAAGAATAGTATGTTTATTAATTGGAATAACAAGGTAGTACTTGACCCAAACAATCCCGATGAGTCAGAAGATTCTGATTGGGAACATGGTGATAATATCTATTTCTAACGTGTGGTGGTCAAACTGTTGTAACCGTCTGCAGCGGTGAACGGAAGTCGACTCTCAGGTAAATTCCCAACAGTCCCTGACCACTATTTTTTATTATAAAATATCACCATTTATTTAATTATGAAAAATGAAAAAGTATCAATAAAAAGACATATTTTAAAATCAATTTCATATCGATTTTTAGGTACATTACAAACTATAATAATTACATATATTTTAACAAAAAATTTCGTAATTTCATCTTCTGTGGGAGTAATTGAATTATGTATTAAACCTTTAATTTATTTTTTACATGAAAGAATTTGGTATAAATACATAAAATTTGGAATCAGTAGAAATAAAGAAAAAATTAATATAAAAAATATAGAAATATTTCCACCGATAATTGAACCAACACCTACTATTGTAAAAAAATCAGATAAAAAAATCTTAAACTACTCAAGTAGTAGATAACCGAGATTCTTCTCGGTTTTTTTTATTTGTATTGATATTTATTATCATGAACGAAATCAATAAAATAAACGAGACGTATGATATTCTTTTTGATTTAAAGAAAGATTTTCACAAGAATATCACAACTGAAGCGGCAACCTTAGTATCCCCATTGGATAGTATTTCGGTAAATTCTCCGTTTGGAGAAAGATGGGGAACTTCACATAATGGAGTTGATTTAAAGGCTGATGCTGCTAATGTTAAATCTCCTGCAGATGGAGTTGTTGAAGTTGGTGAGATTAAAAATGATAATTGTGGAGGTACTATAACCATATCTCATCCTAATGGATTTAAATCAGGATTTTGTCACATGCAAAAAATTAATGTTAGGCCTGGTCAACAAGTTAAACAAGGAGACATTATTGGTGTAAGCGGTGGTGGACCAAATGATATTGGCCATGGTAAAAGTGATGGTAGACATTTACATTTTACATTAAGAAAAGATGGTAATTTAGTTAATCCACTAGATTATATAGATAAATCGTTAAATTTAAAAAGTCCCTTATCATCATCTAGTACAAGTACTAATGATTCTTCAAAGATGTTTGATACATCTAAATCTGGTGGAGCTTATTATGAACTCGCAAAAAGTTTGGGAAAAGATGTGTTAGGATTAACAGAAGAAAAAGTATATTCAGATTTTGGAAAAAATATCTCTCAAAGATACGGTACTATAAAAATACCTAAAGACCAAAATCCAAAAATAAAAAGTCCTGTTTCAGGTATTATTGACAATACAAAGTATTCTCCAGGATGTACAAATCAGGTTACGATAAAACATAAAATAGATAATAAAACATTTTATTTACAGTTTTGTAATATTACTAACATATCCGTTAGAAATGGAGAATCAGTCGATAAAGGAACTATTTTAGGTAAAACAGATTCTGATGTTGAAGTTACTTTGTTTGATTCAAGTTGGAATAGAGATTACATATCATCTTATTTAAATAAAGAAATTTTAAGTTCAAAATTTTCTGATAATAAAGAAAATTATGAAGATAAAAAAGAATCAGGAGGATTTATCGCTCAAATGTTGTTATCACCTTTTAAACCATTTATGGATAAATATGATAAAGATGGTAATGTGATAGAAAAAAGATGGGCATCCCCAACAGAAAAAGAACAACCAGTTGACTGGTTAAATAGATTAAGTCCAACATACAAAAAGAAAGTTAATGAAAATATTGAAAAAATTAAAAAATTATTAAAATAAAAAAACCCCTTAAAAGGGGTTTTTTTATTAGATTGTTTCAAACAAATCATTTGTAGATTTTCTAACTTTTTTGTAATGTTGATAATCATCCGATTCATCTCTTTTTCCTATTGGACAAACAACAACAGTTGTTTTATCAGTTAGTCCTAAAATTTCATCATACTTTGATTTATCAAATCCTTCCATAGGACAAGAATCAACACCAATAACTGAAAGTGATGTTAATAGATTACCTAACGCTAAATACACTTGTTTTTCAACCCATACACCTTTTTGTTCATCAGTTTGAGAAGATACCGCATGTTTCATCATACTTTCATATTGTTCCAAGATTTGTTTTTGAACTCCTCTTGTGTTAACAATATTCTCAATAAAAGAATCAACTTCATTTTCATCAACAATTTTATTTCTAACAAATACTAACAAAGCGCTTGAATCAGTTATTTGTGGTTGATTCCAAGACACTTCCTTGAGTTTTTCTCTAACTTCAGGATTAGTCACAATCAAAACTTTATATGGTTGCAAACCATAAGATGCAGGTGATAATTGAATAACGGATTTAACCAATTCAATCTCAGATTCATTCAACTTATAAGATGAATCAAATTTTTTAGTGGCATATCGCCAATTTAATTTTTCAATAATATTCATAACTTTTGTTTATTTAAACATAATAAAAAATCCCCAACTTATCAATAAGTTGAGGAGTTAATTATGCAATAATTAAATTATTTTGCAGGAGTTACAGATTTGGATTTAACACCATTTGCAGGTACAGATGCTGAATCAGCAACAATTACAGAATCCTTAACAACTACCGAATCAACAGCAGTTGAATCTTTAACCTCACTAGAAGTAGAAGCCCCACCACATGATGCGAGAGCCACAATTGACAACATAACAATAACTTTTTTCATAAACGTTTTTTTATTTTGATTACTTATTTATATTACAAATATATGATAATTTTTTTATTGAGTCAACATTTTTGTATTAAAAATATGTTTGTTCAAAATATAATACTTGGAATTTATCATTTTTATTGATTAATTCATATCCATTAATTAAATCATTATATTCAACAACGGCACCTTTTTGTATTTTTCTAAATTTAGTTAATACATCAAAAGTTGTGATATCGTCTGAAAATACTGTCTGAGAATCTTTGTTATACGCCTTCATTAACGCTAATTCCATCTCATAAGCTCCATTAATAACATCAATTAAATCTTTAAATGTATGATTAATTTTTGCTGTTGGGATTTGAGGAATGATATTAAAATCAGTCATATATTTTTGTAATCTTTCGGCATGTTTTAATTCATCATTCGCTTCATTTTCAAAAAATGCTCCTGCTTTTTTATAATTCATATCATTACACCAGTTTGTTGCTGCTCTGTAATAATAATGGGCAGTATATTCATCTTTTAGTCTTTCTGTAAGAATTTTAACTATCTTATCTGACAATTTATATAGATTTACATCTGATGTAGATTTTTCATCAGATTTCTGTTCATTCATTTTCATAGCTTTAAACAGTTGTTCTTTTGTTAGTGTCATTTTTTGTTCCATAACTTATAAATATCATAAAAATAATAAAAAAATTTTTGAATAAATTAAATATAATATCAGACATTAAGTTATTATATTAAAAAGATATTTATTATAACCATAAACCATTTAAATAAAAAAAAATGACAAAAGAACAACTTTTAGGTATCGTTAGACATGCACTTACATTTATTGGTGGTATCCTTGTAGTTAAAGGATATGCTAATGACACTACGGTTCAAGAACTATTGGGTGGAGCGGTCACATTTAGTGGTGCTATTTGGTCTATCGTTTCAAAAAAGAAATAATTTTTTTTGAAAAGGTTTTAAGTCGGACAGAAATGTCCGACTTTTTAATTTAAACTATTGGGAAAATACAATAAAGTTGGGTTCTTTTTTTGAATATCAATATTAGGAAACACAGTTCTAAACATTTGAACATCAAACCTTTTTGTGATTAAATGATATCCATTCTTGGTAGGAAGACAAGCTTCTAATTTATCGCCTTCAGGTCTTGCATTGTGAATAACTTCAGTAATCCCGACCAATTCTTTTGTATCTTTATCATCCACATCAATAATCCATCTTTTCTCTTGTGTTTTTAATTGACCAACAACAGAATCAAATAAGTTTTGTTGCTTGTGTGCTCCAGATTTAATTCTATTAGCAAGTTCAATAAGCATTTCTAGAGATACGTCCTTATGATTCTGTTTTTGAACATGAATATAAGCTCTTGCATTAAACATCTCACAAAGTTGTTTAATCTCATCATACCTATTGTCAAGATAATCCAAATTTTCAATACAATAAGTTTTAATTGTCCTAACAGATTGATGATTATCTTTTTCGCCCTCAGGTTGGTCTTTCTTTCTCTTAAAAATGTATAACATGTAAAAATCACCTTCGTCTGTAAAATTCAATAATGGCTTAATTATGTTTATATTATCTATCATATTTCATTAGTTTTATCTTTGAAATTCCTTGTACTTTTGCGGTGTTGGCTTATACTTTGTACCCCAAAGTTTAGATGTAATCATTAAATCAGCAGAATGTCTGTTACAAGCTACTGGTATATTGTGTATCCTACACTGTCTTAGTAACATCATGATATCTGCTTCGTGTGGGTTTGCTGATAAGTCATCTATAAAGAATATACATAAGTCTATGTTACCCTCTACTACCATAGAAGCTATTTGAGCGTCTCCTCCAAGTGGACCTGAAAGAGTTTTGGTGATGTTTAAATTATTTTTATTATTTCCAAGATAATTGGTCAAAAGTTCTTCCACCAATTTTCCTGTAGTACCTGTACATACCAACTTATTTTCAGACATTGTTTTAGCATTGTACTTCACCCACTCTATCATATCCGCTTTTCGTTTATCGTGAGCAATAAGAGCTATTGTTTTATTTTTTATCATAACTATTTGATATTATCATTTCAATAAAATTACAAAAAATAAATTATAAAAACAAAAAACCCCAAACACATTTCTGTAATTTGGGGTTATATATAAGTCTTCAGGAACTTAGTTAATTATAAATATAATAAAATTAGTAATAATCTAAATTTAATTAAAAATTATTGTGCGAAATTTTCTTCATAGATTGTATCAGATTCATCTACATCAGTATTATAAATATGATTTAATGTTACTTCATTATTATTAAAATCAAACACAAATTCTCCATCGGAACCTTCATTAATTTCCCACCCACCAAAATTATCTGATAAAGCATTATAACACCAATTTTCAATACCAATTGGAACCTTTTGGTTAATTTCATCAAAATAATCTTCTATATATCCAGAGTCACCAGAACCATTATATTTTAATGTTAAAATACCATTATTAGGTATATTAATGGTGGCAAATTCATTGTTCCTCCACTCATCGAATTTAACTGAATCTTCTTGAGAATCATATGTAATTGAATCTACATCTCCTCTACCATTAAATGCCCATCTGTGATTTACAGAAATTTCTCTTGACTCTGTATCAATATCAATACTAATATTTTCATAATATAACGTTTCATCTACGTCTTCATATAAATCTTTAGATTTTATATAATCAAAAATTTTAATTAAAATTGGTTTTAATCCTTCAGGAATTTGCGCAGAATAATTATTTGAAAAATGATTAATCTCATCCCAGTTAATATCATCAACATCAAACATTCCTGGTTCATTAATATCAATCTCAATCGTACCATATTTTATTCCAAGAGAATTTAAATAATTACAAATTCTATTTAAATATTTTTTTTCGTCTACAGTTAATACGTTTGTAGAATTAATATCTTTTTTTTTCTTCATATTAATAAATATATCAGTTTAATAAATATATCAGTCTTCGAATTCAAGTTTAATTGTTTTTAACATCCATTGTGGTCGTTGATTAGTTGTAATATTATTTATCCATTCTTTTGCCGATGGAATATAACTATTACAATCTTCTTTAACATGTTGTTCTCCAACATATCTGGTATAAACTATTTTTCCATCACTATTTTTAAATTCAGTTCCAAATCTTTTTTCCATTTCAAAAATCCCTTCACTATGATGTCTAAACATTCTATGTAATGAATTTCCAAACCATCCTTTTGTTTCATCTAACCATTCATGAAGATGAATATAATCTTCAGGTTTTCCACCAAATTTTTTGGCAGAAGATTTTGCATGTAAATTAGGATGCGCCATATATTAGTTTAATTATTTCTTTTTTTGCTTGGTCTGTAATTATTTTATTTTTTCCACCAATATTCCATATTATTTCTTCATCCATATCAACATCTCTATAATATTTCCAATCATAAATTGTAAATATATCAGCAGTATTTAATTCTCTAACCCACTGCATAGTAACTTTCCCATCACCACTTTTTTTATGATGAGTCATTTCTCCAATTAAATTTATTAATTGATTTGCAGACGCTTTTAATGTTGTACCATGAAAACTTGTATTAGTAGTTGAAACCTTTGTTGGAATATAAATCATATATCAATATATTTTAGATACAAATATAGTGATAAGATTTGATTTTCAAACTATTTTCACAATATTTATATGTATGGCAAATGTAGAAAGTCTTTTGGAATTAACAATTAAATATGAGAACTCAGTTGTGATGATACGTAAAAAATATCGGACCATAAACTATTACTAGATTTGTAATATTTTAAAAGGGTTCTATTTGAACCCTTTTTTATTTTTATTAATTAATTATTTTTTTTATAAAATTATAATAATGAGAGATGTTTTAGTATTAAATTCTGATTACACACCATTAAATATTACTTCTTTTAGAAAAGGGTTTATTCTTGTTAATAAAGGTAAAGCTGAAGTCGTAAAATCGGGTGAAAATCCTCTCATTTCTACTTATAAGACATATATTCGACCCCTTATTATTAGGTTATTAAATTACATCAAATACAACACAAGAGGACTTAAAGTTAATAGGTCTCGCATATATCGTAGGGATAATTATGAGTGTACTTATTGTGGAAATAAAAAAGATTTAACATTAGACCATGTAATGCCGAAATCACGAGGGGGTAAAAATGAATGGACTAACTTAGTTACATCTTGTTTTAAGTGTAATCTTAAAAAATCAAATAGAACTCCTGAAGAAGCTAAAATGGTTATGAGACAAAAACCATTTGTTCCGACATTGATTAGCGAAGATATTAATGTACATCAAATATGGAATGATTATCAAAAATCATTTATTTATTAGATTTTTATTGTTATCATTTTATATAAAAAATTAAAAATGGAACTTAAATCTTCTGATGAACAACACTTAGAAAATAATATTCAAGATTATTTTAATTCTTCTCTTTTATTTGCAGAAGCGTTAAATATTATTCTTGAAGAAAAAGAAGGTGTTGTTGTGGATGTTAAAGAACACATCAAATTACCTGATGATGCGAAAAAAATTATAGTCTTTAAATATAAAGAGCAAATTCATATCTATAAATGTGACGGAGATTTACCTCATGGTACTTCCGTTAATATGGATGAACCAGAAACCAAATAAAAAATAATGAGAGTTTTAGGATTTTCAGTTGGTCATCACAAAGGAGCTGTGGTAATTGAAGACGGCAGAGTTGTTGTTGGTATTACACAAGAAAGATTATCCAGAATAAAATCTGATGGAGCATTTTCTGGAGGGAAAATACCATTTGATTCAATTAATTATTGTCTAAATTTTTTAGGTATTACTTATGATAATATTGACTATTATGTTTATAGTACAACAGAATTAATTGACGATGTAGATGAACAATTTTTTAGTGTATATAATAGATTAAAAACAGATATATTATATTTTATACCTCATCATTTAGCACATGCTTATTCATCTTTTATGAGTTCTGGATTTGAAGAATCTGCAGTTATTGTTGCGGATGCCTCTGGTAGTATCTTAAATTATAAAAATAAATTACATAAATGGTATGATAATATTAATACAAAAGATTTAAATCCTAACGAAGATTGGTCAGAAGGTATTTCTATTTATCATTTCACAAAAAATGAATATACAGAAGTTTATAAAAAATGGGTAAAAGATTTTATCATAAATGAATCAGAATTACCTTCTTTTGAAGATTCAGAATCAACATCTCTCGGATTTTTTTATGGTATAGGATGTCTTCAACTAATTTATAATCCTAACACTCATACATGGCCAGCAGGAAAACTCATGGGGTTGGCATCTTTTGCCGATGATGAATTCCTGAATAAAGTTCCCGAACATATAACCGAAAAAGATAATGATATTTTTATCCCACTTAAAAAAATATACCCTAGAATCAATTGGAAATCCGATTTTTTTTCAAAAGCTAGAGTCGCAGGAATTTATCAACGAGAACAAGAAAACGGAGCTTTAATTTTAGCAAAAAAGGCAAAAGAAATTACTGGTTCAAACAATTTATGTGTTGCAGGAGGTTCTTTTTTGAATTGTAATGCGAACGAAAAAATATTAAATTCTAATTTATTTGAAAATTGTTTTTTTATTCCTCCATCAGATGATAGTGGAATTCCTTTAGGATGTTCATGGTATGCATATCAACAATTGGTAGACATTGGTCATGTGGAACCACTTAATCCATATATTGGAAGGATTTATTCTAAATCAGATGTTGTACCAACATTAAATGAATTCACACAATTAAATTTTAAAGAATATGAAGATTTTGACGAACTTATAAATGATATAACATTTCAAATAACTGAAAATAGAGTTATTGGATGGTTTCAAGATGGTTCTGAAATTGGTCCAAGAGCTCTTGGTAATCGTTCCATATTGGCATCTCCAATTACATCTTGGATGAAAGACCATATTAATAATGATATTAAAAAAAGAGAATGGTATCGACCATTTGCTCCTGCGGTTTTATTTGAACATCAAAAAGATATTTTTGAATCAGATGTATATTCTCCATATATGCTATTAACAACTACGGTAAAAGAAGAATGGAGAAATAAAATACCTTCAGTAACTCATATCGATAATTCTGCCAGACATCAATCAGTAACATTAGATAGTAATCCAAAATTTTATAACTTGATAAAAAAATTTTATGAAATGACAGGAATTCCTGTATTATTAAATACTAGTTTTAATGGACCTGAAGAACCAATTGTTGAAACACCAAGAGACGCTATTTTAACTTTCTTAAATACTAATTTGGATTATTTAGTTATAAATAATTTTATTATTAGTAGATAAAAATGTAATTTTTATAATTTATTTATTATCTTTGTAAAAATATAATATATGAGTATAAATAATGAATTTGAAGATTACTATGTTAAACATCTAAATAAATCTTCATTAGATTTACATTATCACAACAATCTTATACAATCATCAATGACTCCATACATTTTGGAGGAAAGAGAGATGAGAGCAACACAAATAGATATCTTTTCGAGGTTAATGCGTGACCGCATTCTATGGGTTGCCGGAGGTGTTGACGATAGAATGTCAACAATAGTTCAAGCTCAATTAATGTTCTTGGATAATACAGATAAATCTGATATTACAATGCATATCGATTCTCCTGGTGGTTCAGTTAAATCTGGTTTATCAATAGTTGATGTGATGAATTATATTGCATGTGATATTAGAACAGTAAATACAGGAATGGCGGCTTCTATGGGTTCAGTATTGTTAGGGGCAGGTACTAAAGGAAAAAGAAGTTCTTTAAAATTCTCAAGAACAATGTTACATCAATCTTCAGGTGGTGCTGTAGGTAATATTCAAGATGCTGAAATTAGTATGAAAGAATGGACAAAAATTAATAATACTTTGTTTGAATTATTAGGAGAATACTGTGGTAAAGATGCCAAACAAGTTAAAAAAGATTCTAGTCGTGATTTGTGGTTAGATAGTGAACAAGCATTGGAATATGGAATTATTGATGAGATTGTTAAAACAAAAAAGAAGGGTAAATAACCCTTCTTTTTTAGAAATTAGAACACCCCCTCTTTTTTTTTGTCTTCTTTATATCAAAGAGTTTTCACTCTGAGAATACTGTTTAACGTGCCGGAACTGTTTGTGATTTAGGTTGAACTTTTGATTGAATATCTTCAGCTCTTCCTAAAAATTTATTGTATAAACTACATACCGTATCTTCAAGACCTTCTTCTAAGTTTTGAATAAATTTAGTGTCTTTAATAGCGCCTCCGAGGGCATTTCTCAATGTGTCATATCCTGTTCCACCAAATCCTGTTTCTTTTTTTAATGTCATAAAAGCGGCATCCGATAATGATTCTGCAACTAATTTTGTTAAAGCTCTACAATCATTAAATGCTGCAAATAATTCACTTGGTCTTGTTGCGATTGCAGAAACAATTACATTTTTAAAAAATCCATCAGGAAATCCTAAAGCACCTAAAATAGAATTTACGGCCTTTTCAATTAAAGATTCTCCAAATCCACCAAATAAGTTAGATAGGATATCACCAAATCCTTCATTAATTAGTTTATTATTATGTAAATAAGATAATTCTTTTAATAATAAGAAACTCATTTTAAGTTGTTGTTGTTCATTCAATTTGTCAAAATTTTTGTTTTCAACAATCATTAAAAGTCTTTCTTTAACTAAAGTTTTTTCAATTAAAGATTTTTCTTTTTGTTCTTTTGTTTCAATTAGTTTTTTTCTAATTTGTTTAGTAATGTTCATTTTATTAATTATTAATTTGAAAATTATTTCTTAGTTTTCATTATCGGTGATTTAATTTCCGATTTTTTTGAAATATTTTGTTTATTCTCATTTAAAGTTTTAGATGAGTCATATTTCATCATTAACTTTATTTTTTCTAAGGCTTGTTTTGGACTATATTTTACTTGTACCATAAAACTTTTTTTATAAATATATTAATTTTACCAAATTTGATTGGCAGCTCCTCTTGTCATCCCTGTTTCCCATTTTTCACCTGATTTTGTTAATGGATTTGCTTTCCCTCTTTTTATTGGATATGAATCCTCCCATTTTGGAGGAGCTTTTCCTGTTGACGATGTAGTAGAAGATGGTGTTGCAGAATCTTGTTCTCCAATCTCATCTTTAGATGATTTTGTATTTTTTTTTAAAAAATTTATTAAAAAATCTGTATCTAAGTTCATTATTATAAATATTAAGAATATTAATATAGTTCGGATTTTGGTAAAATATTTGGATTCACAGTATAATATTCGTTTAAAAATGAAATTAATTCATCTTCATCAAGTTCAATTTTAGATTTATCATCTAAATCTTTTTCAATTTCATCCTCAAAAAAATCAAAATATTCGGATTCAAGTTCAAATCCGTATTCTGTAACAATTCCATAGTCAATGTTGTCAGTTCTCAATAGTTCATCATCATCTTCAATTGTTCTGAAGGATACTTCCAAAATATTTAAATCACTGTTTAAATAATAGGATACAATTTCTTTTATTTCCATGAAAGATAGTTTATAAAGAAATATCTGAAAATATTGTAAAATCTATTTTTTTATGATATTTTAGTTTTAAATTTAAAATACAAACATAAATTATATGAGAATAAATTCTTTAGTTATTGATGATTTCTATTCAAATCCATTAGAAGTTCGTAATTTTGCTCTTAAACAAGAATTTAAAGTTAGAGGTAATTATCCAGGACAAAGAACTACTTCATTTTTAAATGATACAATAAAAAAAGCTCTCAGAGATATATTATATCCTTTTGCAGGTGAAATTACTTATTATGGTGATGATTATACTGGAGCCTTTCAATATACTTTAGCATCAGATAGGTCATGGATTCATGCAGATTCTACAACAGATTGGGCTGGTGTTCTTTATTTAACGCCAGATGCACCCATATCAGCTGGAACAGGTATTTTTAAACATAAAAATACGGGTATGATGACTTTTGATTATAAAAATACATCTGAAGAATATTTAAAAAATTCACCTCCTGGAGAAGATTATCAAGATTACACAAAATGGGATATAGTTGACAGATATGGAAATTTATTTAATAGATTAATTCTATATAGAGCCGATAATTTTCATGTTTCTTTAGATTATTTTGGAAATACAAAAGAGAATGGAAGATTGTTCCAAGTATTTTTTTTCAATACAGAACGTTAGTTTAAATCAGATTCTAATATAAATTTAGGGTTTAATCTATAAATTGTTTCAATAATACCCTCGGTACAATAACAAGTATCTAAAGTACTACATATTTTTTTGTCCCTATTAAACCCAATTAAAATTGGTCTAAACCCTTGATTTTCAACCAACAAATGATTTGAGGAGATTCCAAAATTTTTTAAAAAATTAAAAGTATTTTCATTTGTGAATGATTCAAAATACGGTATTTGTATTTTCATTAAAATACTTTTTAATGGATTTTCATAATTAGATTTAATATAGAAATAAGACTTTATTTCAATATCATTTATTAAAATATCTTCTCTCACAAAATTCCATATAAAATATTCATTTTCAGTACTGATTCTTTTAAAATCGTCAATTGTAATAAATTCTCTAATCATTATCTAAGATTTGCACCGCAGAGCCAAGTAACTAAAGATGTTCTAGTACCTGATGTTAATGGAGTTACCCTATGTAATAAAAAAGATGGGAAAAAACATAAAAGTCCAAGTTGTCTAGGGACTTGTAATATTGGGCCACCTGAATTTATTTCTAAATCCCCACCAATATAATCATTTGGGTCTGCTAATTGTAATACAACAGATAATTTTCTATTTGACATATTAGGACCTAAATCTACGTGCCAATCATAATGACCGCCATTACCGTAGTAAGTGGTATATTGTAATGAATCTTGATATCCCCAAATATCAAAATTCCACATTTCTTTATTTGCAGCCATTGCATAATTCGCAATTTTTTCATATAACCATTGTGAATCTTGAGTTTCTTGAATCCATGAAACTTCACTTTTTCTATAATCAGAAACTATTCCTTCATTTCCTGAACCAGTAACCGCTATTTGTTTTGGAATAGATTCACCCATTCTTTTAATTTTTCCAATTTCCTCCAAAGTAAAAGCGTTTGAATAATAATAATAGTTTAAAAAATTAACATGATTTCTTTGTTGATTTATGAATAGATATGATGATGACATTTTATATAATTTTGTTATTATTAATAATAATTAATAAATCTTTATTTTTCAATAGATAAGGTATATATGACAAAAAAACAAAAAATAATTGATACCATATTTTTTGATGATGAAATAGAAATGTTATTTTTTAGATTAACAGAATTAAATTCTTACGTTGATAGTTTTATTATTGTTGAAACTGAATCATCAAAAAAACTTTCTTTTGAAAAAAATAAATCTTTATTTAAAGAATGGGAAAATAAAATAATTCATATTATTGTATCAAAAAATGATTCATGTATAACAAATTATGATATCAAATATCATCAATTGAATTTTATATGCGATTCAATAATGAATTTAGATTTAACTTTAGATTTTGAAGATATTATCATGATTTCTAATGTTAATGAAATTCCTGATTTTGAAAAAATCAGTGATTATTTTGAACATTTAAAATTTGATATGATATTATTATATCATAAAAATTTTATATGGAATAAAGATTATATGAATAAAAAAAATATTTCCGGTACAATTATTTTTACAGAAACTATGCTTAAATTAAGTAAAGAAATCTTAATATCTAATTATCTAACAAAAAATGAAACAAAAAATTTTCCTTATTTTATAGTTGAAAATGGATGGTCTTTTTTTAATTTTATTAACCCGATTAATATTGAAGAAAATAATATAAAATATTTAAGAGATAATTTTTTACCTATTGAATCATTTATACCATCTGAAACATATCAACTAATTAAATGCGACAAAAAAATAAAATTACCAAAGAATATTCATTTATTACCTTATTATAAAATTGATAGGGAAATGGTAAAAAAACATTTAGTTATTATTGACTCATTTGATATAACAATAGATAAATCAAAATTTGATTCGATATCTGAAATTCAATTTATTAGTGATGTGAATGAAGTTTTTGCCGAAAAAAAAGATGATAATACGCTAATAAGTAAAATATTTGTACCAAATGTAATATTATATCAAGAAAATTTGGAACTTTTTCAAAAAAAATATAAATTGAATGAAATTAAAAAAATTATAACTACAATTTTTCCTCAAGATAAAGATGAAATCACATTTTTAAATGATGATAAAGAAAAAACCTTGATGTGGGGAGATATTAAAGATAAAAAATTATCTGACTTATTGATTGATATAATGTAAAAACCCTCATTTCTGAGGGTTTTTTATTATTTAATAACTTTCATACGATTCATCATTTCCATAATCTTATTTTTCTGATTAATAAATGATTCTTGTAAATCTTCATCCATATCAGACCAATCTTCATTTTCTTCTTCTCTTGTTTGATAAGGTCCGGCCTTTCCAGGTCCACCACTATCAAAATCATATGGAGGTTCCATATCTCCATATACTCCTTGAACTCCAGAAATACTCTGTTCATCAACATCATCAGCCCAAGCAGATTCCATTGGAGAATATTCTTCAATCTCATCTCTCTCATTTTCAAGTTCGTTATCTTCATAAGATAATGAACCAAAATCATCTCCAATTTCATTTACAGGATAAGCGTCTCCAGCACTTGGTCCATCAGATACAAAATCAAATGCTTTTTTAACATCATCAACATCCATATCAGGAGCAATATCAGAATATGTATCATCACCAAATTGGTCAGGACCTTTCATCTTTTGTGAGTAAGAACTTTCAACATCATCAACATCCATATCACCAGTATTTCCACCTTGTTCTTTAATATGAAACGCATTTGTTTTATTACTAGCGCCTTTAACATAATCAAATTCTGCATTTGGGTCTAAATCTTGTTCGTGATAAATATCATCAAGGTGACCGGTTTCTTCATCCATTTCACCTTTCCAACCACACTCAGAACATTCCCCTTCCATCATATTTCCACCGCACTCAGAACAAGTTTGTTTTTTTTCAACTTCTTCACTTGTTTCACCTTTAAATTTATCAGTAACCGCGTCAATCACTTTATCGGTTGCATATCCCGCTAAAGCATCTCCAACCGCTGCTTCCCATTGTTCATTAATACCCATATTTGTGTATGGTTTAACAACACCTTTATTATTTACAGTAATTCCTTTTTTATCATTAGCAAAATCTTGTACATAAAGAGGTTGTGTATTTGATACTTCAGGTTGCATTGTTCTGTAACCATCGTAAACATGTCTATGTTTATTTAAAATGTCTGATTTTTCTTCGGCCGAAATTTGACCTAAAGCAAATGCTCCTCTCATAATTGTGAATTTATTATAAATAGTTTAAAATGTTGATTTGTTTAATTTGACATATTTGTACAATAAGTTTACTATTATATGTATGATAATTAATAATTACGATACTAATGAATTCGCCGAAGGAGCAATAATACTTGACGGATTTGATGATTCCATTATTGGAATTGTTGAGGAATTTGGTGCAGGACCTCGTATTTTATATGGAAGAGATAAAATTCTCACAATCTTATGTGAAAGAGATGGTATGTCCATCGAAGAAGCTGAAGAATTTTATTGTTATAATATTATTGGTCTTTATGCTGGAGAACAAAATCCAGTTTTTTTATTATCATAATAATTTATTATCTTTGTAATATGAAAATAATTCACTTGGATATGGATGGAGTTTTGGTTGATTTGGGACACGAATTTGAAAAATGGTTCCAAGAACATCCGAATTTAATTCATAAATATAAACATTCACCTGACCATATTCCTGGCATATTCAGAGACCCAAGACCTATTGATGGAGCAATTGATGCCGTTAAAAAGTTGTCCGAAAGTAATAAATATGAATTATTTATTGCCACCGCAGCTCCATGGGGTAATCCATGTTCTTCAACGGATAAAAGATATTGGGTTGAAAAATATTTTGGAAAACTTTTTCACAAAAAAATGTTTATTACTCATAGAAAAGATTTGTTAATTGGAGATTATTTGATTGATGATAGAACCGCAAATGGAGCGGGAAAATTCAAAGGAAAATTATTACACTTTGGATGGAATTATGAAAAAAAAATGTTAAATGAATATCCCGATTGGGATAGTATATTAAAAGTTTTATTATGATAAAGATACCTGTTGATACCAAAAATATTCCAGAAGTTAATGTGTGGGTAACTTCTGATACTCACTATTTTCATAAAAATATATGTAGAGGTGTTACTGAATGGAGAACTGAAGATAATCAAATACCTATATCACAAACTCGTGATTTTGAAACAATAGAAAAGATGAACTCATCAATAGTCAACAACATAAACAAAGTTGTTGGTCAAGATGATATATTATTACATTTGGGTGATTGGTCTTTTGGTGGGTTTGAAAAAATACGTGAATTTTGGGATAGATTAATATGTAAAAACATACATTTAATCTTGGGGAATCATGACCATCATATAGAAAACAATATAGGTGGGTCTAAAGAATTATTTAAATCTGTTTCTCATTATGAGACTCTTGAAATGGGACAATTTAAGTTTCGTTTGATGCACTATCCAATAAGTTCATGGGACGGTCTTAATAAAGGTGTAATGCATTTACATGGTCATTGTCATCTTCCAACTCATATGAGATTTGGTCGTGGACAAAGGATGGATGTTGGTATGGATGGGCACCCTGAATTCAGACCTTATAATTTATATCGGGAAGTTATACCTTTATTAAGACACAGAGAAAAATTATCTGAAATGCCAGATGACCATCATGTTGAAAGATTATTAAATTCAAAATAATATGAAAAAAGTATTAACATTAGTAAGAGGTCTTCCTGGTTCAGGAAAATCTTCATTCTCACATTTTATATGGAATGAATGTGAGGTTTGTGAAGCAGATAAGTTTTTTTATGATAAAGAAGGGAATTATAATTTTGACCCATCAAAACTTAAAGAAGCTCATGCTTGGTGTAAAAATGAAGTTGAGACAAGAATGATTGATAATCAAAAAATTGCAGTTTCTAATACTTTTACACAAGAATGGGAAATGAAACCTTATTTTGATTTGGCAGAAAAGTATGGATATACTATATTTACAATTATAATTGAGAATAGACACGGAAATAAATCAATTCATGGTGTTCCTGAAGAAACTATGGAAAAAATGAAAAATAGATTCGAAATAAAATTATAAGATGAAATCTCCATTTTGTTATATAGGATTACATAATTGGAAATACACCAGAGAAAAACATAATGTAACTGGTCATCCAAGTGGAAGAGATACAGTGAGAGTTTTAGTTAGGAAATGTAAATATTGTGGTCATAGAGAACACCATATGTTACCAAAAATTAACGGAAATTATCATAATTGGGAAAGTTTTGATAATATTTCTGAAAACGAAACAATAGAATATAAAACATTATAAAACAAAAAACATGCAAACATTAGTATTTAACACAACAACTAGAACAGTAAAAGTGACTTCAGACAACCTCGAAGATTCTCGAATAATTTTCAATTATGAAAACGTCCCAACAGTAAAAGTACTGTACGCATTTTATGAAGTAATGCAAAAAGATGAATTCGATAAATCAAAACCAATTCTCCGACTTCCAATTGCAAACACAAACATGGTAATAGAAAATTAATGAAATTCGATTTAGAAAAATTAAACAAATATATTGAAGAAGGGTTGGTGGTTAAAAATGAACATCCAACCCTTCCTATTTCTATCTATAATTATTCTCGTAAAACTCAATACGAAAATAATTGGGATGAAATAACCAAACAATGCCGTGGTCTTATATTAGATAACGAAGGGTATGTTATTGCCAAAGGATTTGATAAATTCTTCAATATGGAAGAATTAGTGTCAGAAGATATTCCTAATGAAACTTTTGAAGTGTTTGAAAAATTAGATGGGTCTTTGGGGATTTTATTTTGGTATGAGGGTAAATGGATTTTATCAACAAAAGGTTCATTTTTTTCTGAACAATCAATTAAAGGTAAAGAAATATTAGACTCAAAATATAATATTCATCCAATACCTAAAGGATATACAACACTGATAGAAATACTTTTTCCTCAGAACCGTATTGTATGTAATTACGGAAATGATGAATCTTTAGTAGTTTTATCAATGATAAGCAATGCGTCAGGTAAAGAATTGGATTATGACTCTTTGAAATTAATTTGTGAAGAAACCAAGATGCCTCTTGTTAAAAAATATGATGGGATTGGTGATTATAAGACCCTTAAATCGATGATTGATAAAGAACGAGAAGGTTATGTGATTAGGTTTAAAAATGGGTTCAGAATGAAGATAAAAAGTGAAGAATATGTCCGTCTTCATAGAATTTTAACAGGGTTTTCAAATGTGGATATTTGGGAATATTTGAAAGATAATAAAGATATAAATCAGTTATTAGATAAAGTTCCCGATGAGTTTGATGTTTGGGTTAGAAATACCAAAACCGAACTTGAATCAAAATTCAAATCCATTGAAGATGAATATAATTGGATTTATGAAGTTATTATGAGGGTTGAAAATTCATCAGAAAAAAAAGTTTTTGCAGAATACGCAAAAAGATATGAACATTCATCAATATTATTTAAAATGTTTGACAAAAAAGATTATTCTGATTATCTTTGGAAGATTATAAGACCAAAATATTCAAAGCCATTTTGGCAAAAGGAGATTGAACTATGATAGAAAAAATAGAAGAAATATATGAAAAATCGATTCCACATTCAGCATTCTTAGATAAAAAATCTATTATATATTGTATGAATCAATCATATATGTTAGGTTCAAAAGAAGTTTTTGAATGGTTATCTAAAATGGATTATTTGTCAGATAATGTAAAATACATAACGGATGAATGGAATAATCAACACAAATAATTAAAAATAGTTTTTTATGAAAAAATGGTTTATACATCATAATGATTTTAGATATACTTATGGAGACTTTAATGTTATTCCATACATTAATTTATGGTATTACGAAGATTTTTTTTTGGAAACAGGGGTCACTTCTCCAGCATATGGACTCATAATTGGATGGCTAAAATGGAAATGGTCTTTTGCAATACAAAAAGGTTATTAAAATAAAAATAAATAAAAATGAAAAAATATATTTTAAGTTTGATTATAGTAGGAATATTATTTCACATTATTTACAATCAACATAAACTGATTCAACAATACAAAGAAACACAACCATCGTTAGATTCTTTAAAAACTGAGGTGGATTCGTTAAGGGATGAATTATTCAATTCTAGTACAGAAATTGGTAGATACGAATTAACACAAGAACACTTAAAAGAAGTGAATCCAAAAGCGGAGAAACAGTTCGAAGAATACTATAATCACGAAACAGAATAGTCTTGGAAAACAAACACAGCATAGTCATCAAGTTAAGTGATATGCAAGAGCTCGAACAGAATATATTATCAGAGATAGACAGAACTGACAGTCCTTATTACTACGGTATGTTGGAAGTGTTGAGGTGGATAAAAGATAAGAACACAGAAACCAAAATTTTCGAAGATGAAAAAAATAATTGCAACAATACTATCAATATTAATATTATCAAATAGTATACCACAACAAACAATACTAACAATACCAAAAGACAGTATTACCGTAAATGACGTAACTCTCGCTGTTTGTTCGTTACCATTTAAATTTAAAAAAATAGTCGTAGCCCAAGCCATACTAGAAACTGGATGGTTTCAATCTAATAATTTTAAAACAAATAACAATTTGTATGGGATGAGAGTTCCGTACAATAGAATGACCACAGCAGACAGTTCGATTAACGGTTATGCTCATTACAAAAAATGGGAAGAATCTATTATAGATTACTACTTAATGATATCTGTTAGAAACGATATCCAAAAAATGAATACAGAGTCCGAATATTACAAATATTTAGACTACATATACAGTGAAGTTGGCCATAGTTATTCGAATCAATTAAAAGATTTAATTGTTCTTCTTAACTTGGATGAAATAGATGAGAACATAGGGGTATATCATACTAAAACTTTGCCGGTTCGCAACCATGTAATCAAAAAGAAAAAACACAAATTATGAATAATTTAGACAAAGTATATACAAATCTTCTTCAAGACATTCTAGATAATGGAATTACGAAGCAAGACAGAACAGGCACAGGTACTCTATCTGTATTTGGTAGACAAATCAGACACAAAATGTCGGACGGATTTCCTTTGTTGACAACTAAAAAAATGTACTTCAAGGGAATTGTAACTGAACTGTTGTGGTTTTTACGCGGTGACACAAATATTAAATTCTTAGTTGATAACGATTGTCACATCTGGGATGGCGATGCTTATCAATCTTACCTAAAAAAGACAAATCGAGAGATTGAGTTAAATA